TTACGTAGCAGCATCTGATTTACAAATCCAAATGTATTCTGGAGCAGACTGGTTTAATACCTACGGTATGCTTCCTTCGATTGTAGAGATGGATTATGAAACTAACAATCCGCGTATTCGTCTACTTAATCCGTTCGGTGTTTACCCAGAAATCGACAGATTCGGTCGGTGCGTCTCAATCACTCAGGTTGTTCAGTCTGATGCGGAAACTCTCTCAGCCCAATACCCCGAGTTCGCAAGAGAGATTCTAGGTAGAAACACCTACGCACAGAATACTCCAATGCTTTCTTTGGTTCGCTACCACGACAAAGACCAAGATTTAATTTTCGTTCCAGAGCGACAGAACCTAATCCTTGCCAACATTCCAAACCCAATCGGCAAGTGTCTTGCATCTGTTGCAGTGCGAGCATCCCTAGATGGAGAAGCTCGTGGACAATTCGATGATGTTCTAGCGGTACAACTAGCACGTGCACGTTTCGCTGTGTTGCAAATCCAAGCAGCAGAAAAGTCAATTCAAGCACCGATTGCTATTCCGCAGGATGTTCAAGAACTTGCTCTTGGCCCTGATTCGATTATGCGAAGCGCTAATCCTCAAGCAATTCGTCGTGTGCCGCTAGAACTTCCTCCTGGAGTCTTTACAGAATCAGGCGTTCTAGAACGAGAACTACGTCTCGGTGCTCGCTACCCAGAGGTACGCTCAGGTAACCTAGATGCATCCGTTGTTACAGGACGTGGTGTACAAGCACTACAGGCAGGATTTGATACACAGATTCGTTCAGCACAAGCACAATTTGCTCGTCTGTTTACAGATATGGTTGCACTTTGCTTTGAGGTTGATGAAAAGATTTTCGGCGGTATGACCAAAGAGATTCGCGGAAGCGAAGATGGCACACCGTTTTCTATGAAGTATGTACCAAGCCGTGCGATTAACGGTGAGTACGGAGTAGATGTTCGCTACGGAATTATGTCTGGTATGGACCCTAACCGTGCAATCATCGCTCTACTACAGATGCGTAGCGATAAGCTCGTATCACGTGATTATGTTCGACGCGAAATCCCGATGGAGCTAAATGTCACTCAAGAAGAACAGCGTGTGGATATTGAAGAGATGCGTGATTCTTTGCGTGTTGCTGTTGCTCAGTACGCCCAGGCTATTCCAGCGCTTGCAGCACAAGGCCAAGACCCTTCTCAGATTGTTTCCCGAATTGCGGAAGTTATCAAGGGTCGGCAAAAAGGCAAGCAAATAGAAACTATTATCGAAGAAGTCTTTGCTCCAGAAGAGCCAGAAGTCCCAGCAGAAATGATGGGCGGTCAAGTTCCAGCGGCAGGTATGGCCCCAGCCCCTGCCTCGCAGCCTAGTCCAGAAATGATGGCTGGTGCGGCCCCTGCCGCTGGCGCTCGTCCAGATATTGCAAGTTTACTCGCTCAAATCGCAGGTTAAGCATACCGAAGGAGGTGCTAAATGAAAAAAGGTGGTCGCGCAGCAGCGCCAGTACAGAAGCCAACAGAAGGTAAGAAAGACACTTCAAAGCCAAAAGGTGGAGAAGTGAAGTTCGGATATGCCCCTGCTGGACGTAAAGGTAAGAAGGCTTAAGTAAAGCATAACGAGAGGATAGAGCGTGAAAGAAAAACCAGATTACATACCACGCTCTATTCGTCTCGCTGACCTTGCTGTTTTATTCGCAGGTCTATTTCATAACATAATGAACGCAATGCACGTATTTGCAGAAGAACTTTTAGATTTAGCAACATATAACGCAATTAGAAAAAGCCAAGTCAATAAGGCTTGGGAAGAGTTCACAGTAGATTTAGAGACGATGGAGGACCCAAATGGCTAGAGGCCCATTAGCAGGTGCATCAGGCCCAGGCAAGTTCGCTGTAAGAACAGACGGGTTGTCACTTCCATCAGCGGCATACGGCGAAGGTGTAGAAACACAAGCAATTAAATCAGGCGCACCAATGGCTAGAACTCCAGATGTTCGTGGAGCAAGAGCCAGCGATATACGCGAGGCTGCAACACAAGAGCCTGTTACTCCACTATACGCACCATCTGCACGTCCAGATGAACCAATTACATCAGGTATTGCATTAGGTGCAGGACCTGGACCTGAAGTACTAGGCGGTCAGCAAAGACCAGAAGCGTTATCAACTATACTTTCACAGATGCTTCCATACGACACAAACGGAGAAATCGCAGCATTGTACGAACAAGCAGTATCTAGAGGTTTGTAATGGGGCAAGACCTTAATAAAGGAAACCTATACCAAGCCGCTAAGAAGGCAAACTTACAGCCGTCTCAAATGGAGACGATTAACGCTTTAACTGGTATGTATTCTACGCATACCCGCTTAAGCAATATGCCTGTTTCTGCTGCTCAAGCTGAGTTTAATCAATTAACACCTGAACAACAGAAGGCTATGGCTGCATACTTTGGTCAAGCCGATGACTCAAATCCAAATCGTGGATTGATTGGTCAGGCAGCATATATTATTTCTCGTCCAGTTGTTGAACCAATTAAGGCTGTATTCAAAGCCGCTGGTTGGGCATCTGACCAAATGACTCGTATCTATCGTACTGGCTCTGTTGCTTTCAATGAGCAAATGAATATCGCAGATGCTTGGAAGCGCAGCGGTGCTAACGGTGAGATGGTATTTAATCCAGGCCGTATCGAAAAGGTTACACAACAGTATGGCGCAGACCGTACCTGGGTTGCTCAACAGATTGCTGCAGGTCTTGCTCCAGATAAGATTATTGCAACTGCTCAGAATGAGAATCAAAAAGCTATTGCAGCGGCAGCGGCACAAACTGGCGGAGACCCTCTAACTCAAGAGGCTGTTGCTAAAGTAAATGCTGCTAAGTATTCTCCAGGTAGAGATTTAGCCAACGCCCTACTTCCTGAGGATTTGGAAAAGGGCAAGCTCTATAACTGGATTTCAGGTACCGCAGATGCAGCATTTCGCATCTTTGCAGACCCAACACTATTGCTTGGTAAAGCCCGCAAAGGTTACCTTGCTACCAAGTATGCTCTAGATAAAACTATTGGCTCAGCTCAAAAGGTAGAGTTTGCTTTCCAGAACAAAGGAATCGTCAGATTCTGGGATGAGTTTGCTAAAGGTACAGATGAACTACAGAAGGCACGTACCAGTGGTAGCGCAGAAGGTGTTGCTTTGGCAACAACCAAACTACGCAGACTGAATCCATCTTTTGTTGACAACGGTGTAGACACAGAATTAATCAAGTTTGCTAAGGCAGAGTTTGATGGCAAGATAGATATAGATACTGCCCGTGCCTTTCTTGAAGGCCCAGAGCGTATGACCCCGCTTTTCTATGGACAGCCTGGTTGGACCACAAAGGTTATGCCAATCTTGAGTCCACTTCGCAAGAAGCGTATTGATGCGCTAACTGCAGCAGGTAGAACATTTAATCTTAATGAAGATTCGGCTACATTCCTACGCAACATCGTATTTGATGAAGCTGATTACAACGGAATCACAAGTCTTGAAGCAGCAAAGCGCTCCATTATGGGTGGCGCAGGCGTAGATGCTATTACTGCTGGTGCTAAGACTGCAGAAAGAATCCAAAACGCACAAGGATTTAAGAAGTTTTCCATTGCTTGGGCTAATAACCGTCTAGATAACTTCACTCGTAAGTTTGCTTTGATTCCAGATATGCAACTTCTTGGTGATTTTGCCAATGAGAAGTCAGCAAAGGCTTTTGAGCAGTATGCTCGCCTTGTATATGGACGTTATGCCTCACGTATTCTAGGTGATGCTTACAAGACTGGCAACATTGCCCAGCGTCGTGAGATGTTTATTGGACTTCAGTCAACCGTTGGTGAACTTCGTGGACTACGCGGTACTCCAGGTGGACGTAAACTACTAGAAACTCTAGGTTCTGTAGGCCGTGATGCCGTTTATACCAACAGAGTATTTGACGCAGACCATCCAGATGGCGTAATTCCATCACGTATTAACGGCGTTGATTCAGCAGCCTATGTATATCAGTTAAAAGATAGGCTTGCATTCATCACTCCAGACCAACTAGACAAGTTTGGTGCAAGAGATGGAATTTTAGCCAAGACTTGGGGCTTACAATATAGCAAGGCTGCAGATGATGCGGTAGGTGTGTTCGTTACAGGTACTCTTGCTGGTCCAAAATTCCCAGTTCGTAACGCTATTGAGGACTATCTGTTCTATGTAGTCAACGGTAAGGGTGTTATTCGCTCAGCGGTAAACGTAGCACGTGCTCGTAAGATTGCAAAGAAAACTATTCAGGGTTCTGAGGAACTTAACTTTGCTTTGTTTAATCGTTATGCCAAGGCAAAAGATGTAGATAACCTAGCTGCCCGCTTTAATGCTATTGATAAAGGTTCAGAACTGCGCTATAACGCAGCCACAAAGACCTGGGATAGCGTTGACGATGTATTCAAAACTGCAGCCTCTAAAGACATAGCCAAGCGTAAAGTATTTGCTGAGGCTCTACTACGCGATAAGTTCAATGATGCTCAGATTGGTAAGTTTGGTAGCGACTTTGACCAGTATGCCTACGAGTTTGCTATGTATGGCAACTATGAAAACCTACTTAAAGCAGCATCTGAAGGTGCCTATAACTTCAACGCAGGTAATGATTTCTTCACCAGAATCCATAAGAGCGTAAAGAAGAATGGCAAAGTAATTGACTTTACATTTGATGATGTTGAGTATACTCGTCAGTATGGTTCATTTGTCAGCCTTGACCCGCTAGACCAAGAGGGCAGACTAGCTTGGGCATTCCAGATTGCAGCCAAGGCCAATGATGAGATTGGCTCTGAGGGTCTAAAACTGCTACGTAAGTACCGCGATGACCGCACAGGCTTTATCAATGAGTTTAGTACTTACTTAGATAACAACATTTTGCCTAAGTATAAGAACCGTTTTGACCGTTATGTAGATGAAACTTACAAATCAACTGCTCACGCAGGCGTTGTATATGATGACTTAAAGGCTTTGCTAAGCAGGGCAGATAATTCAATTAACGATGATTTGCTAAATAAGTTGGTTACCATAGATGATACTGGTAAAGCAACTATCAATCTAAAAGACTTTAAGAGCGATTGGCTACCTAGAACTGCTGCGGATGTACCACGTTCTATTCAAGGTCCACGTTTCTTGCCAGCGCAGCAGTCAGATAACATTATCTCTGACCTAAACAATCGCCTATGGGACTGGTTAGGAGATGCTAACGCACGTCTATCACGTGACCAGTTGGTATTAGATGCAGCCTTTAATATCCGCAAAGATATGCAGGGCTACCTAGATGATTTAACCAAGGTCCTAGGTAAAGAAGAAGCCACTAAGCGGGTAATTGAACTTTCAAATGATTTAGCTGTAGAGCGAGTACTAGCATTCGTAGATAATCCTGCGGTTCGTACCCAGATGGCTTGGTCTATGCGTAACTTTGCACGTTTCTATCGTGCTACTGAGGATACTTACCGCCGTGCTTATCGCACAGTTAAGTACAATCCAGAGCAATTACAGAAACTAGCCTTGACTTATGAAGGCGTAACTCACTCAGGTTATGTACAAAAAGATGACCAGGGTGATGCTTACTTTATCTATCCTGGCCTTGCTCCAGTATATGGCGCAGTAAACAAGATGCTCGGAGTATTCGGACTTGGAGATAAGTTCGTAGCCCCAATGCCACTTCAGTTTGGTTCATCAATCAGAATGCTTACACCTTCGGCTAACCCTGAAGGATGGCTACCAACATTTTCTGGACCGCTATCAGGCCTAAGCCTAAAGACTATCTACAATATCGCTGGCTTATTTACAGAGTCTAATATACCTGTAGTCAGCGGTATTGCTAAGGAAATCAAGTCAACAGAGCGTCTAGCTCTTGGCGATATTGGTGAATCTCAATCATTCTGGCAGTCAGTATTACCAGGACACGTCAATAGATTCCTAATGTCCGTAGATAGAGATGAACGTGACAGCCAATATGCCTCTGCTTTCCGCAAGGCGGTAACTTATCTAGAGGCTGCAGGACATACTCCATCTGCTACAGCAACTCCTGGAGAGTTGGCTGAATACCAGAAGAAACTGCGTTCAACAATTACAGGTATTCTTACCACAAGATTCGTACTTGGATTCGTTTCACCAGCATCACCAACCACAACGCTGAAAAGCGATATGGAAGAGTGGGTGCGTGATAATGGTCGTGTTAACTTCAAGCAAGTATTCTCTAAGTTAATCGACGAATACAGCAATACCACAGACCCTGTTGGTAACGCTATGCGTGACTGGACAAAGTACTTCCCAAATCAGGTTCCATACACCCTTAATGAATCTGACCCAGTATTCCAGGCCCGCGTTAAGACATCCAATGCAGCCGCTAACTGGGTAAAAGATAACGAAGGTTTAGTTAAAGAGTTCCCAGAAGGCGCAGCATTCTTGATGCCACAGGCTGGAACCTTTACCTGGGATGCTTACGAGTTCCTAAAGGACAACGGATACCGCGAGAATAAACTTGTCGGAGATTATCTGAAAGAAGTATTCGTAGCCCGAGATAAGCAGTTCTACTACCAAGAGCAGGACCGCTACGAAGCAGAACTAGCCAAGGCTGGAACTGACCGTGAGCGTCAACGCATTAACGAGGTATGGAGTGCTTGGTCTGCAGAGTTTAGACAGACTCGTCCATTACTAGTACAGGACTTTGCCTCTGCTGCTGTTAATCAGCCAAAGCGTGAAGCAGCATATGAGGACCTAAAGAAACTCGTTATGTCTGGCAAGGTACAAAACCAGGCAACCAATGCTATTGGGCGTATGATTAAGCTGTACGAGGATTACGTAATACAGAAAGATACAATCTATAACTCAATGTCTGAAGTAGATATCCGTGCTCGTGATGTACTACGCGAAACAACTATTAACCAAATAAGAGATATCGCTTTAACAAATGCTAACGCCAAAGGCGTTTATGATGTTCTGTTCTACAACTTCCTGAGGGAGAGATAAGATGAGTATGCAAACGCCAGCAGGCGGAGCCAACTATAACCAGCCATCAAGTGGTGGGTTAATCACTTCAGCTACACCTACCAGTGGCGCTCGCGTACCATTTCAGGCTGGCTTGGCTAGACTTCCACAGACAAAGCAAGAGACTGAATCAAGCCTTGTTCAGACATATCGCAAGATGTCACCTGCTATGCGTCAGGCTTTAGCGCAACAGTTAAAGGATGCTGGATATGGCAACCCTGTAACTGGTAAGTTTAACATTCGCGTACGTGAAGCATTCTTAAATGCAAGCCGTGACTTGAACGATGAAATAGTAACTAGATTCCAGACCGACCCATCATACTTTGACACCAACAAGTATGACCTAACTACCTTCCTTCGTGAGCAATCAAATGCTGGCGGCAAAGACAAGGGTCCAACTACCGTCCGTTACAAGCAGGAACTTCGCCCTGAGGCTATCAAAGCAACTATCAATGAAGTCTTTATGGATGTACTTGGACGTGGCGCTTCTGAAGAAGAAGTAAATAAATACACTCAGCGGATTCAGACCAAGATGGGCAAGACCAAGAATATGGCCTCTACCACCTATGGCGAGACTGTAGGCGGAGTACAAGAGCGTGTAGACCGTCCTGGCTTTGAGCCAAAGACTTATCTTTATGAGCAACTATCAAATAATAATGAGGCCAAGCAGCGTTCTATCTTTGGTTTCTATGATGCATTCAAGAGAGCGTTGGGTGTTTAATAATGGCATTTAAGGCATCTGATTATCCAGAGATTCGTAAGGCCGCTGAAGCCTATGATGTTGCTAAGGCTGAGTTCCAAAGACTAGACCGTCAGTTAAACGAGACATCTACCAAGTCTCCATCGTACAAGTCTTTAGTTGACCGTCGTAATGCTGCGAAGGAAGCTGCAGATTCTGCACTTAAAAAGTATCAGGGCATAACCACAAAATTAAAGAAGCAGTATGAAAATAAGCAAAGAGAAAAAAGCAATGCTAAAAAGGTTGAAGCATTAAAGGCTAAACTAAAAACTCTTCAAGATGACCGTCAACGTGCTGTAGACAAAGGCGAAGCTACCGCCTCTATTGATGCTGCTATGGAAAAAGCTCAAGCAGATTTAGATAAAATTACTGCAGGTAAAGTTAAAAAAGAAGAAGGTAACGCCCCTGGTCGTCCAGAAGGTGTGCCTGCCAGCGCTAAGTTTAGTTCAGTAACTGGGCAATGGACTCTTGGCAATAAGAAGTGGGATAAGAACGGCAAGGCTGTTACCATTGCAGGACCACAAGGCCCGAAGACAGACAATAATAAAGTTGTTTCAGATTCTGGTACTAAGGCCCCTCAGCCTACTCTTGCTAAAACAAATGGTTCATTTGACCCAGGAAGTTTTAGAATGTTTGAAGAGGGTTACACAGGCCCTATGTCTTCTACTGGAGCTACAGGCGAAACAGACTTTGCTAAGGTATTAGCACAGGCTCAATCACAGTTTGGTGGAATTGATGAGATATTCAGTTCCAACCCAGAACTCCGTACTCTTTTAATCAAGGCAGTTGGTGACCCTAATAAGGTTGGCGATGAATACTCTACTGAGCGTTTTATCAGCGAACTTGAGAACACTACCTGGTTTAAGTCTAATGCTGGCCCTATCCGTCAACGCGGATTCTATAAGCGTCAATTCGAGGCTTTGGAAAAAGGTCTAAAGTTAGATGACCCGAAGTATAAAGAGAAGTTAGCAGAGTTAAGAAGAACCTCAGAGTGGGGTCGTGGTCTACAAGATACTATTGATACTGTCAATGAGTATGTAACTCAGTTGCTTGGTTTCGGCGCATTAGATGATGCGACAGTTCAATCTATTGCATCCGATATCTATGCTTATGCCAACGAAGATGATGCAGTAAAGATTCGTAATGCTGTTCTTGGTGCTGCTAGATATGGACCAAAGAATGTAATTGGTGGTCAGGCTGCTGAGACGTTGTCAGTATTAAGAGGTATCGCAGGTGCTAATGGATTTGACCTGGATAAGCAATTTGCCACAGAGCTACCTACTTGGTTAGACCGTATTGCTAAGGGTGAATCACCTGAAGTGTACAAGAAAATCATTAGAGACGCAGCTAAGGCAGCGTATAATGTATCTGACAGAATTGGTTCTCTAATGGACCAAGGTGTGGATTTGGAAACAATTTACACTCCATATAAGAATGTTATGGCAGCAGTTCTAGAAATAAATCCTCAGTCAGTTAACCTTAATGACCTTATGAAGCAAGGTGTATTCGGCGGCAAAGAGGAAATGTCTCTTTATGATTTCCGCCGCGCCTTACGCAAAGACCCTCGCTGGCAATACACAGATAACGCTCGTGAGGAAGTATCTGGCGCAGCACTTAACGTACTAAAAGACTTCGGATTCCAGGGGTAAATAAATGGCTGAAATAAATCAAGATGGTTGGTATAGCAGCACTGGTGAATTCATTCCAAGTGATGACCCATATCAAAGAGATGAGTTTGGTCAGTTAGTACTTAAGGATGACAACAGTCCATACAAATATACTGAGTATGCAGTAACTAAATTTTACCAAGACAACTACGGAAGAAACCCTACGGCAGAAGAACTAGCCGATGGTATGGCTGGGCTTAACACCCGTGAGGGTTACCGTCGTATGTTCATTAATACATACGGACGGGAACCAACCGAAGAAGAGATTGCTGCTAATATAAATCCAGACCTTCCTGGTATTTCTGGTATGAATTATGGAACAACTTCTACTTCAAATGCAAGCAACAATGGTTCGTACGTACCTGGTATGACTCTTACTAAGGAACAAAAAGAAGCTAAGTCTGCTTATGACTTACTATTTGAAGAGTTCAGTAGATACGGTATGGGCGCATTAGTAACCCCTCTTAAAGATTTAATTCTAGAAGGATTATCTTCTGCAGAGTTCACTCTTCGCCTACGCGAAACCGATGCCTATAAGAAACGCTTTGCTGCTAATCAGTCTCGTATCCAAAAAGGATTACGTGCCTTATCTGAGGCAGAGTATATTGGTCTTGAGGACCAATACCAAGATGTAATGCGTCGCTATGGATTGCCTGAGACTTATTACAAGCGTGGCGATATGGGCCGTCAAGATGGATTTGAAAAGTTTATCGGCGGAGATGTATCTCCTGTTGAACTTGAAGACAGAATCCAGACAGCACAGCGTCGAGTGATTAACGCTAACCCAGAAATTGCAAATACTCTTCGTTCATTCTATCCAGAGATTGGACAGGGTGATTTGCTTGCATACTTCTTAGACCCAGACAAGGCTATTGAGAATATCAAGCGTAAGGTAACTGCTGCAGAAATTGGCGGAGCTGCAACTATGGCTGGCCTTGCAACAGGACTTACAAGAGCTGAAGAGTTGGGTGCCTATGGAGTAACAGGCGAGCAAGCTCGTCAAGGGTACCAGACAATCGCAGAGATACTACCTCGCGGTAGCCAACTAGCAGAAATTTACAAGCAGGGTCCATATACACAAACAACTGCAGAGCAGGAAGTATTTGGAACTGCTGGAGCAACAGAAGCCGCAAAGCAGCGCAAGAAGTTAACACAACTTGAGCAAGCCTCATTCTCTGGTTCATCAGGAATGGCAGGCGGCGCACTAGCCCGCGACAGAGCGGGTTCATTCTAGGCCTGCTAACGGGATGACTGGTCCGTTAGAGAGACATCAAAACCAGTAGTAGAAGCCATACGGCGTTCCCCAAACCGTATGAGGTCTACGCAAACAACTAATAAGGGAGAAGGACCTATGTCCAACTACGACTACGACGATGACGACTTCAGTATCGAAGATACTGCAAATGACCTCGTTAAACAGTTGCGTAAAGCAAATAAGCAGAAAGAGAAAGAACTAGCAGATTTGAAAAGCCAGTTCGAGAATCTTTCAAAAGCACAAAGAGAACGAGCGATTAAAGATGCTCTCGCTAGTCGCGGGGTAAATCCGAAGATTGCTTCATTTATCCCACAGGATATAGACCCAACTGAGGAGTCTGTATCAAAATGGCTTAGTGACTATGCCGATGTATTCGGTGTTGACCTAGGTCAAACCCAGTCTGCGCCTAACGTAGACCCAGCTCAGGCTAAGCAATATCAGAAGATGACGCAAGCAGTTGATTCTGGTTCATCACCAGATGGAGCAGATGACATTATGCGTCGACTTATGAATGCTGGTAGCCGTGAAGAGTTGGATGAAGTTATTAGGCAGTCTGGTCTCTAAACTCTAACCGAACCTAAACAAGAAAGGCAGGTGGCATAATGGCAGTTCCTGGTGGCTCACCCACGACAGTAACCTCCGTCGCCAACCTAGTCCAGACAGCGTACGACCAGTACGTTCGTATGGCCCTTCGTTCCATTCCAGTAATGAGAGCGATTGCAGATGTTAAGCCTGTTCAACAGGCTATGCCAGGTTCGTCAGTTGTATTCTCCATCTATTCAGATTTGAGCGCTTCAACAAGCACTCTGACAGAGACTGCTGACGTTTCCTCTATTGCCCTAGGCAATCCTTCACAGGTAACCGTAACTCTACAAGAGTACGGCTCAGCTGTGACAACAACCAAGAAGTTAAACCTAACTTCATTCAACGATGTAGATGCTGCTCTTGCAGACATCATTGCATACAACGCTGCCGATTCAATCGACCAGGTTGTAGCAGGTGTTCTAACTGCAGGAAGCAACGCAATCTACGCAGGTACCGCAACAAACACCAACGGAATCACTGCAGGTATGACACTATCTGTTGCTGATATCCGCGAAGCTGTTGTTCAGCTACGTACCAACAAGGCTGTACCTCGCATTGGCGAGCTATATGCTGCATATCTACACCCACGTCAATCTGCAGACCTCCGTGCCGAAACAGGTACTGGCGGATTCCAGGAGCTAACCAAGTACGTCGAGCGCACACCGTTCGTCGCTGGTTCAGTTGGCGTACTAGAAGGTGCTTTCATCGTTGAAACACCACGTGTTCCATTCGCTGCAAACACAGGCTCTGTAAATGTTTACAATGCTGTTATCGCAGGCCGTGAGGCTCTTGCTGAGGCAATGGCACAAGACATCACAACCGTTATCGGTCCAGAAATCGACGCTCTACGTCGTTTCCGCACCATCGGTTGGTACTACTTCGGTGGCTTTAACCGTCTCCGCGAAGCAGCTCTATATCGTATTGAGTCTGCTGCATCAATTAACTAGATTGATTGACTGCTGGGCAGGAGCAATCCTGCCTAGTGGTGAGTCCATTTAAGAAAGGTCGAGATGACACAGTATCAAGTTAAGACACCTTGGCAGAATGAGACCTGGATTACAGGTTCTCAGTATGACCCATACTCACGTCTTGCTGCTCGTCCAGTTCCTAACGGAACCTATATGACTGACGTATCAAGAGGAGTTACTCTGATTGTCAACGGTACTTCTGTAACAGAACACAGAACTCCGTATCAGGATGACTTAGCAGATGCCGATGCTTACTACCTTGGTGGACACGAGTACGTAGTGGACCAAGCCGCTGCAGATATTTTAATCAATGCTGGTTACAGCGATTATGTAACACCGATAGCGGGGAGCTAATGAGTAATCCAAACTGCCGTTCTGGATGCAAGACACAGGACCACGAATCTTATTCCGATTGTTTGCAAGCAGCAAACTTTGCATTTGCAGGGTGCTTCCCTACTCGGCAAGGCTGGGATAAAGATAGAGAAAAGAAAGACAACAAAGAATTGGACTCATACTACTCCGCTGTAAAGCAGGGCATTGAGCCAATAAGCACAAAACAAAAAGACATCGATGCAGCAGTCAAACTTTCCAACGAAGCAAGCAAGGCGTTCGATGGAAACACACTATCGTTTAAGGAGTAATAATGCCAATTTCAGACCCAGCACAATACAAGAATAAGTACAAGGCTTCAGAGCGTCCAGAGTTCTATCAGCCATATCCATCAGATTCAAACGATGGTCAGTTTATGACCTACGAAGGAATCTCACAGGGTGCACCAGGCAAGCCAGCACCAAAGCAGGGCAAGTAATGAAGAAGGCTAAAGGCGCTAAGAAGGTTGCCAAAGTTATGCGTGAGTTCAAATCTGGAACTCTTCATTCAGGTAAGAAGGGGCCAGTAGTTAAGTCCCGCAAGCAAGCCGTTGCTATCGCTATGAGCGAAGCAGGTATGGCAAAGAAGAAAAAGAAGAAGTAATGTCATCGGGCAAGTATAAAACTCATAGAGGTTTTAACTCAGTCCAGATTAAAGATGGATATGTAGTCCGTCTGAACAAGAATGGAACAGTAAGAGCTGTCTTAGGAAAGTACGGTGAGTATGGCAAGCAAGAAGGACCCAAGGCTCGCTAGAGCTGGAGTCTCTGGTTTTAATAAACCAAAGCGCACACCCAGTCACCCGAAGAAGTCACACGTGGTTGTCGCTAAAGAAGGCAGCCAGGTAAAGACTATCCGTTTCGGACAGCAGGGCGTAACTGGTGATAAGCAACCAACAAAACGTCAAGCATCGTTCAAAGCAAGACATTCAAAGAACATAGCCAAGGGCAAAATGTCTGCGGCTTATTGGGCAGATAAAGTAAAGTGGTAGGAGATATAGGTGGCATCAAACTCTAATTCAACTCTTAATCAAGAATTAAATCGCCTTGCTAATGGTGGCACCTATCGCGCTACGTCAGCACTTGTTGATAGCGCACTAGCTGCAAAGCAGTGGGCTACAGCACGAGGCGTTACCCCTTACCATACAGACATCGTAGGAGTTCTAAATGACATCGCAGGTATTACAGGCCCTGCTAAAAATCACCTTGATTACAGCGGCGTATGCAACTATCTCGCTGGCACTACTGGCCTTCCTGCTGCGGCAGCTCTCAGAGGAATCGCATCCTGATGAGCGCTAAATATAATATCGTCTGCGAACAAGCAGCTACATTCAACCTACAGTTCACAGTTCAAACGGGTAACGTTGCCTGGGACTTGACTGGTTACACAGCCACTATGACTATCCGTCCATTCGTTGGCGCAAACACAACCACCCTTGTACTAACAGAAGGTAATGGTATTACCCTTGGTGGAGTAGCAGGAACAGTTGATATAACTATCAGCGCTGCCACAACCGCTGACTTTGCAGCATCTCGCTATGTCTATGATTTTGTTTTAGATTCAGGTTCAGTAGTTACTCGTCTTCTTGAAGGTAAGTTTATCGTCACAGCAGGTGTAACAGTATGAGTGAAACAACAGTCGTAATCTCTCAGGACCCATCTGATAATACGATTGTAAGCGTAGACCCACAAACTGGCGAAACGCAAATCATCGTAATCACAGAGCCACAGCCTGAGACATCTGTTGTACTTTCAAATGCCCAAGGACCACAGGGCATTCCAGGTGTAACTGGTCCAACTGGTCCTGCCAATTCATTGTCTATTGGCACAGTATCTAGCGGCAGCACTGCAAGTGCTAGCATTACAGGTACTGCTCCAACTCAGACTCTTAACTTAACTTTACCCGCTGGACCCACAGGTCCTACTGGAGTTACTGGACCCGCTGGCGCAACTGGCTCCGCTGGACCAACTGGTGCAACAGGTGTACAAGGCCCTACAGGGGCCACAGGAGCCACTGGCAGTACTGGACCTACTGGAAGTACTGGCTCTGCTGGACCGACAGGCCCTACGGGCGCTACAGGCGTTACAGGCCCTACAGGAAATACTGGACCAACTGGCCCTACGGGTGCTACAGGTGCAGATTCTACAGTTCAAGGACCAACAGGTCCGACAGGCGCTACAGGCCCTACAGGTGCAACGGGGCCTACAGGTGCAGATTCTACAGTTCAAGGACCAACAGGTCCGACAGGACCTACAGGTCCGACTGGAGCTACAGGAGCGACAGGCGCAGATTCCACAGTTCAAGGACCGACGGGACCGACGGGACCGACGGGACCGACAGGTGCTACTGGCCCCACTGGAGCAGATTCTACGGTCCAGGGTCCTACGGGACCTACAGGCCCGACTGGACCAACAGGTGCCACAGGACCAACTGGTGCTGATTCAACAGTACAAGGACCGACAGGTCCTACGGGAGCAACGGGACCAACAGGACCTACGGGACCTACTGGTGATACAGGCCCAACTGGGGCTACTGGCGCAACAGGAGCAGCAGGAAGTGGAGTTGTTCTTGTAGACTATGGAACTTTTGATGTTGTTAATACAACAACGCTTACCAGTGTCATTACCTATGGAA